AGCAGCAGCAACGGTATTTGCTGGTGTTGAAGGAGTTATTGCTATATTCCCTGTTTTTACAATTTGTACCGGAAGATTATGGTGTAATTGTGTTGCCCCATCCCCTCTTTCATAAGCAATTATATTAACTCTTGCAGAGCCATCTACTGAGGTTGCCCACCATTCTGGATCTGTATGAGTTTTGTTTATTTCATCTCTTATTTTTGTAGCAGTATATGCGTTGTTATTTTCCCAGAGTACAGGATCCTGAATAATATTCTTTGAGTTTAACTTAATTTCCAAGATGGCGTTATCAATACCATAATCCAGAGTCCCAGAAAAGTTCGCAATGTTGAAATCCCCCTCAATCTCTTTTACAATAGAAGCTCCATTTTGGCTTGTCCCTCTGGTTACTGAATAGATATTAACTCTCGTATTGGCATCCACAAAAGCGGTGTAATTAGGGACACTTGTATGGGCATTGATTGCATCCGCAATAGCAGTTGCTGTCGTTCCGTTGTCAGTTGTGTATGCAACAGGGGCGGCTATAATATCAACCGTATCTATACGGAGTGTCCTTAAATTATTGCCAGGAAGATTTGTCCCCCCATTTATTGTAAATTGTGTATAAGCGGCTGTACCTGTCGTGGAAGTTTCGTCACCTCCTGTTACCTCAAAATAAGTCCTTGCTCTAGCCTCATACCAATCGTCAATTCTGTTTGGTGGGACTGACGGACTAGGCTGGGTACTGCCTGTATACCCATCCCAATAATGATAAATTTTCCCATCTGCAAATTGGACAGAAGCATAAACCTTACCTTCAAAAAAATCATGCCCAAGGATGTCAGTCATTGCTGGGTCGGTAGATCCGAAAAGTGGATGTTGAAACTGTACATAACTCAAAGATGCTGGCAATGTAGATGCAAGAGTTATTGCAGAACTACCAAAAACAAAGACTCTACCTCCTCCTGCCGCCAGCCCATGAGTATCGGCTGGTAAAGCTGCCCATTCTTTAAAAGCTCGTCTTTTCTCAATTTCTCCGCCCCTGGTGATGTGAGCATTCGTCAGCTCAACACAGGTTCCAGGGACTGAGGTTACTACAGTCCTCCGTTTATCAACTCCGCCCTTAAAATCTTCTATTAACACATAAGGCATTATGACGTTCCCTGCGCTATTACTATTGGGCCTCTCGGTCTGTAAATATCTGGATCTTCATTACCAAACACAATTGGCTCTCCTTTGGAAAGTCTACCTTTTATCCTGGAGTAATGGGTTTGTGCCTGTCCCATTTTCATCTGGGCATCTGGAGATTTTTGCCTTGCCAGTAATTCGCTGGCAGCGAAAAGTACAATTAACTGGTCATCCAGGTCAGCAGTATCTGTTTTCGCAAGAAGCGGATTTAAGTTTTTTACTCCTTTTAAACGTAATGTCCCATCGCCTGTTGTTGCGGATCCGTTGGCATCTGGGATAGGCCAAACCTCAATCTGACCTGCAACGTCTCCGTGAGCTACATATCTCTGAATAGGCCAGGATCTTATATCTTGATCCGAGTCGTGCTGGTTATAATTCTCTGCTTCAATCCCATAAATGACTTTTTCCCAGCGGTTGCCCCACTTAAAATCTGCGGATTCAATCCTTTCCAGGGTCATATCTGAAGGAATATCGTAGTAGCGTTGTCCGGCAGCCATTAAAGTATCCTTACTTACATGGAGAAAAGGCCATGAAAAATCTTCCCATAGCCTTCTCTGCACTCGGTTTAATAGAGTCAACATCATACTTTCTGTTGCTTTCCCTAAGTTCGCCTGGACAGAATGACCGGACTCTGCCCTCAAATCATCTAGCAATACTTGGAGTGTCGTATTACGAGCCATATTTATTCCTCTTCGGAAGATACTTTCGATTTTGGAAGAACATTAATTGGATCCCCCTTTTTTAAGCAAGCGGCATTAATTTTTAACTTTTTAATATCCATCGGCAAATCTCCATATATGCCGAAAAGATCTTGGACTTTCTGATCTGTATATGTTTTGCCTAACCGTTCTCTCTCACTATCAGAATCGTATTTTTCTTTGCCTGTCAATGTAATTTCTGTTACAGAACCATCGCCATGCAAATTTCTTAACAATGCAAGTTCAGGCACACTTATTCCTGCTTTAGATATAACGTGTGTTAATTTGCCGTTCAGGGCAATTAAAGATTTATAGATATTTCTATTTTCCATATCTGTTCTTTGTTAGAGTTAAGGCAGCCCCCGGAGGAGCTGCCTGTTAAAGCCAGAGCTTACGCTATTTCGTATACCCCATGGCAGTTTAACTGACTAGCACAAAGCACAGCCGTTGTAGTAATCGCTCTGTAGAGAACGTACTCGGTGTGTGGTCTAGCCGGAGAGTGCCGCTTCATTTTCTCCCCATCCATATAATGAATAGTCAGTTTGGAAGGGTCAATTATGTAACAGCGTTTACTTGGCGTTTGCCCAGAAATGGTCAAACCGTCAAGAGTAGGATCGTACTGAAACTTGATCCCACCATAATGGATTTCACCCATTGAAATGTCAGTTGATTTACCTGAACCAGACCAGCCAGTTTGAGTAAAGTTACCTTTGTTTTTCAACTCCGTTCCGAGTTGGTCAAGGAAGTCTGAACCACATACAGCAATGGAAGGTTTGCCCCCATATCTGCGTAATTGCCGAATTTCCTTGTGCAACAAATCAATCAGCACCTGGCCTGTAGAGGTTGCATTAATTCCAACATCTGCACGGTTTTTCCACCAGGTATTTGTGTTGGTATTTAATCCACCAACTAATACACCGGAAGCTCCAGGAACGTCATAGATAAATGACTGGATACCATTCAAAGTGGTAGCTACTGAACCATCTCCATAAAGGAGATCATTCATTCCACGGCTGTAGCCTTCCATCATATCATCCAACTTATCTTCCAGAATATTCGCCAGCATTGTGGCTTCTCTTCCGGAATGGCTGGACGTAGATTCACCGATAGCAGAGTCGCTAACGGAGATCCCATCTGACTTGAGTTCCGTAAACGTACAGGAAATACCTGCATGATGTTCTGCCCAAGGGTACGTTACCCTTTCGATGTTAGTAGGCTTTGCGTATGTAACTGCTGTATTCCCTGAATACCCAGCTACGGTTGTTGAATAAACTCCCTTTACTGCAAGGCTAACATCGGATTTTCCACCAGGGAAAGTCTTTGCCGATTTTTCCATAGCCGCCATAAGAGGTTTATCCTGTAAGGACTGAGCATATACAGTCCCTTTGTCTATATAATAATCGAGTGCAGCGTTTGCTACGTTGTCGATTTCTGCTTGTGTTAGTGCCATTTTGTACTCCTAAATTATAGTAGGACTACGCAGCATTCCCCTGTAATGTTTGCGAGACTACTTCTCGTAAACTTCTGGGTTCCGCTGTTGGAGTCCCACTTCGTTTTCCACCTGTTGAAGTGCGGAGCGGTTGGCGTTGAGGAATGCGAGACTTGTATCTTTCATTCACAGTCTGGTATGCAGCATTAGCGATACCCAAAACTTGTTCCTGAGTGACAGGTCTGCCCCTTTCATTTACCAGGGCCGCCACACGGTCATTAATTTCATCTTGTTTAAGATTAAAGTCTGGGTCAGAGTTTTTAGTAGCCGATTCCCAATCTTTTACAACTTTTTGCAAGTGTTGTAATTGGGCGTTAGCTTTTGCTTCTGTAGTCTGTTTATTAAAAGACTCCGTTTGTCGTTGTGCTTCTTCTCTTAGAGATTGTTCACGTTGCAAATTAGCTCTAGTTTGACTTAACTCTTTCGCTGCATCTTCATCCAGGTAGCCGTCATCCAGTTTTCCCTGGATGTCCTCTGGGAGTGTTTTACCAGTTAATTCACCAACTGATCGTAGATGACCTTGGAGTATTTTGTAGGCTTCTTCCGGATTGTTCCTCAATTGGGCCATAATCCTGAATCCTTCTGCTGCATCTTCGGCAGTAAGATTGTTGTCACCTATAAAATCCGCAATCTTCTGGTATTGCTGGCTATCCCCCTGGTATTTCTCCGAGAGTTTTTTTAGCTCATTTTTTTCGGCAATGAGTTTCCTGAATCTAGGATGTTTATTAAACGGAATATCCGACCAATCATCACTATCGATAATCGGTTCATCCACTTCCGTTTCAGCTTTAATCTCTTCAGAAGTTGTTTCTTCAGGTTCTGGAATTTCTTCCTCTTCGCTGGGCATTGCATCTTGTACAACGTCCAGTAAAGAAGTTTCAGTCTCTTCAGGAACTTCTTCTGTGGTATCTGACGATTCTACCGTTTCTTCCGCAGGGGAAGCGTCTTGTTCTATATTTTCCGGAACGGAGGACGAGTCCTGTTCCATTAGCTCTTCAGCCATGTTACGTCCTTTTGTTAAGGTTAATTATTTTGGTGGGCCTAATCTTCGACCTGCCACTTTTGCAGGGGCGTTATTGCCCCCTTTTCCGCCTTGCGATTCTGGGGCTTCGCCCCCTCGTTGTACGTTTGCTTTTCCACCTTGTGCCATATTTTGGGCTACAATACTTGGGATGTTTTCTGCGATTGCTTCATTGACATCCATTTTGTCATCAAGTCTTTTGAGCAGCTCTTTTGCTAAGAATTTAGGATCAATACCTGGTATTTGTATCAAGAATGGAATTATACGCTCAATATTTTGCAGCTCTGCAGATTTATTCGGTTTACCTGTGGATCCAGCTTCGATCTCAAGATATATTTCATTCAAAACATCTTCTACCTGCAACTCAGGCCAAAATGCCCCAGGGCCGACAATCTTTTTTACTTCTTCTGGAGACATTTCCAGTAGCAGAATTTGACCTGCGGCTCTAGTGATCTCTGACATAAAACTGTCCAGGTCATCAATATTTGCTCCGATTGCAGACATTCTTGAGGATTCGGCAATAGAAGTTTCTGTTGCAGTTCCTTTTGAAATCTGCCCCCAGGTTGCTTCTTGCTGACCAACTACGAGCTGGACATCATCAAATATAGTCTTGACTTCGTACAGATTAGGGTCAATCCCTGTTTGTCTTACAGGTTGGATTACATCATCAACTTTCTGACCAGACGTTAAAGCATTTAATTCGATAAGTGCGTTTGCGGCAGGATTCCTTAGTTTAGCCTTATCTTCATCCTCCAGCATTCCGGCTGGTGCAACATACTTAGGTCTGTTTGCTCGTCTATGTTCTCTCAACCCCTGCCTTGCCCTGTTATACTCGGCTTGCATAGGCTTCAACAATTTAACATCACTTGGAGGATAGAGTTGATTTTTATGCTCTATCTCATTAAATGTTATTGAGAAAATAGGCCAAAATGTTTCTAGCTGAATAGGCGGAGCTGCTGGTTCCTTGAGAAAATCATTGTGACCATCACAGACCACATACATCAGCCCTGCGCTTTTGTCGTATATCTCCCAGCATAATGCGAGTCCATCTCTCATATCCTCAGAACTTTTCCCTTCATGGGTCTGGAAAATCATATTATAGTGATCTTTCCCAGAAGAGGTTCTACCGTTTAAATCATACTGTAAATAATCATCTTTAATATCGACTCCATATATTTCATCGATCTCTTCTGGAGACAAATACATTTCATGTGCTATCCAGGTTGCTCCAACAAAACCACGGAGCTGTCTGCACATTGGATCCACGATAATAGAATCGCACTCCGGAAAATCAAATAGGAGTCCTTCCTGGACTGTCACCAGCGGTTCTTCCTCAAGAGCTTTTAGAGAAAGGAACAATTCCTCCATTTCTGCATCATCTTCGTTAAGATCCCCCTTTTCTGCTTCCTGAGTGAGTCTTCTTATATGGTCTATTTGAGCTTGAACATCAGACATTTTTGCAGATACTTCCGGCAGCCGATCCATTTCTCTCTGGAACCCAACTTTGACGTATCCTACAGAGGTTGTGATAACCCTCCTGACCATTGCTTTCATCTGACTTTTGAAAGTTGGCCTTTGCTCATTCATATAATAGTCAAAGAGCAGTTCCATCGACTTTGACGTTTTATCTAAGTCCCTGCGAGATTGCTTAACCGCTTCAAATTCCTGTACCAACTGAGCAGATCCTGGAGATGGTGGAACATTGTTTTCTGTAGCAGCGTTTATTTCACTGTATGCTTTTGCCAGGGACATTGGATCTTCGTCCCAAAGCTGGTAGTCCAGCCTTTTTCTCCTGGTAGCAACTGGCTTGGGATTTTTAGCGTACAGGGCGGCAGTTCTCTGTACAACGTGTCTGTGCAGGAGGTTGGCAATATACTTATCTTCTCCCCAGCCTGTATCCGAGAATCCCCTGAAAACCGCATCCATATCAGACTTCATCTGTTTAAAAGACTTCTCATGGAACGATTTTGCTGACTTAACCTGGGATTGCCACTTACTTACAAGTGCTTTCCTACGTTGAATCGGCTCCGGTACTTCCTCTTCTTCAGGAGGCTCATTTAATTCTATTTCTTCTTCAAATTCTGCCATTTAAAATCCACCTGTTGTTGAATATGAAACTTGTTGTTCTCTTAGTTTTGTGTCCCACTTTATCCAGGCAAGAGTACCAACTTTAGGAAAATTGTTTGCTGGAGTATATCCTCTTGGTGCATTTAGATCTCCGAGTCCCATGCCGATCCAGGAGAGAGTATCAACGAAATCGTCATGTCTGGCATTCGGAAACTTTAGTAATTCATCCACTGCTTTCTGCCCCCAGGATGAGACTTTAGGGAAATAAACCTTTTTCATTGCCATACGCCCAATCATACTCTGGCTTCGCTGTACTTTATTCGCTACTGGCGTTACTTCTTCTATCCTGCAATGAGTCTTTGTCTCATACATTCGCTTACGCAGAAACGGCCCTATTGCCTTTGATATATGTCCTTTTTCTGCCCACCAGATTAGTGGCTTGTGTCTTTTTATCAGCTCAATCATTGCCTTAACTACAATGTCTGAAGGCTGTTTCGCCCAGAAACAATCCAGCAGATAAATGTCATCCTGTTCATCAACTCCAACAATCAAAAGGCAGGTGGCATCGTGCCTGGTCTTGTCGATCCCAACTGCATGATCGCTGGCAGCATAAATCCTTAAATCCTTTGGTAAATTACGTTTTTCGTAATACTGAATGTTCTCACGCTGGAACAAATCCCCATCTTCCGGACTCGGCTGCTGTTGGTACAGAGCAGAAAATCCCCTTGGATCCAGGTTCCGTTGTGCTTCCAGGAAATCTGTATTAAATCTCTCAGGCCAGAGAACTTCCCCTTCTTTCCTTTTCAGCGGATCATTGTCACCTGCAAATGCTGGCAGGTTGATTATTTTCCATTTTGAACATTCCTCTTTCGTGAAATGAGGATTGCTCGGATCCGTAAGTCTTCCAACTAAGTCATCTTCATGCCAGCGTGTAGTAACAATAACGACCTTGCTTTTTTCGGTCATTAACCTGGTCATAAATACTTGCGTAAACCAAGACCAAAGAGTTTCTCTAAGCGTTGGAGACTGAGCTTCAACAGAGTCTTTAATAGGATCGTCAACAACCAGAACATCGCCACCACGACCAGTAATGCTTCCTCCACGGCCCACAAATACCGACATACCACCGTTTTCGCTCTGGATCCGAGACTTTGATGCTCCTCCTTGTCTGAAACCAAACTTTGGAAATACCTGGCTAAACTGTGGAGCTGCCATAATGCTTCTGCAATCAGCTCCGAAATCTTGTGCAAAATCTTCATTGTACGTTGCGAATATAATAGATTTATAAGGATCCTTCCCCATCAACCAGGGGATGAATCTCCGTGATACCATCTCCGATTTACCATGCCGGGGTGGAAGAGTTACTATCAACCTCCTTATCTTCCCTTTTGCTACTTGTTCAAGGGCTTTTGCAATTGCCCTATGATGTTTTGCATCTTCAAAAGTTGACTTATCTATATTGTTTGGATCATTAATTTTCGGCATCGTGAACTTCACGAATTTCAGAAAATCATCCTTGCATTCCAGGGCCAGTTTTTGCCTTTTTGCGGCAGCTATCTGACGTTCAATTTCTGCTAGTTTGCCTTCTTCTACCATTTATTCTTTAATTAGGAAGCAGGGAGTTGTCCTACCTACATAGGAACCAAGGATATTGAACCCAAAATAATCATGGGCTTCGTCCTGATCCATACCGTCTCCCATCAGTCTCTCTATAATTTTACCTTTGTCGTAGCAAAGGACATTATCCATATTGAACCCTTCAATAACACCCATTACACAGTCATCAAAACCATCCAACTTCATTGTGCCAGGATCAATTAGATGTTCTAAATTCTCAAACGGATTAGGAAGTTTTGAAAAATCTGTGTGCTCATCAATAACCATAACCCTGTCTCCAAATATATGTTTTAAATCCTCAACGCACATTGACAAATCAGACATAGGACTATCCCTTTCTCCAGCTATTACAATTTAAACGTATCAAAACCGATAACTCATCTGACGTTTTTTTATCTACCTCAGTCAGAATCGTTGCATTATCATAATTCTCACGCATCGTATCAACAGCGCAATCGCATATTGGGTAATAGATATGCTGTGGTATTTTCGCACCTTGGTGCGACAGCGAACACATTTGCCATAATTGGCGTATGGTTTCCGTCCTGTAATTTCCAGCGAAGGGCTGTTCTATCTGAGAAGTTTTCGCACAAGAAACTAGAATCAAACTCAATAACAAAATCAGAATTTTCACTTTCAAATATAAACTCCATATCTCAACTATACGTCCAAACTGCTTTCCCATTAGTTCTCTGTTTCATATCCAAATGTACAAACTTACTTCCTGCCTGAGAAATGCCAACTCCATCAAATCCCATCTCCAAAGCATGCTGAATCAGGACTCTTGCCCTCAAACCCTGAGCAGCCACATCACATGCAAGCCCATCTAAGTGACTACTATTTGGATGACCGGAAACTGCTGGACTATCATTATGCTTTTTGCAGCGCATCCCACTTGTCACCTTTAAAGGAAAATTACAGACATCCCTTAATTTCTGCAACCTGGTCATGAACATAGGACTCATGTCTGATTTGCCGCATCCACACCTGCAGGTCATCTCGTCCTGGGAAAAATTCTTAGTTAATAACATACCTATCCATCCTAAAAATATTTTACAAAATGTTCTCCGGAGTAAAATAAGACCTTACTGGAATTATTTACTATTCTTCTCATCAATTGCCTCAGACAACATTTTTACTAATTTATCGTCAACTGTATTAGTAGTCTTTGACGATAAATAAGTAAGAAGCAATAACGATGTTTTTTCAATGACCTTTTGGGTGCAAAGTGCAGTTATCATTGAAGTAAATGTTGTTGACAAAATTGGCACTAAAAACGGCATATTATCCTTTCATGAATTGTGTCTGCATTTTCTGCAGCTCTATTTCTAGTTCAATGTTCTCTAATCGTGCAGATACACTAGCCATATGACCAGAACATTCTCCTGAGATTGCTACGAACTTATCAAAATTTTCCTTCTGTGTTGCTCTGTTTAATTTGCTCTCCCTAAACGTCCAAAAACCCAAGCAGACGATGATTGCTCCGGCAAAACCCTGTTTTAAAATTAAGTCAATTACATCATCAACTGCAGTGT